ATATTTGCATGGGCAGTTGACCAACAATACTTTAAAGAACTAACTGACAATGATATCCGAGAAAGAATGTATGCTGAACAAAAAGACCAACTAGAACAAGATATGGCGCCGTTTGGATTTATTGACAATGGAATAGATGAACCAGAGGTAGAGATAGATGAATATGGAACTAGGTGGACTACAGTCGTTAGAGACCATAAAACAGATTGGTAGTTATAAAAATGTTGGGTCTAATAAATCGTTTTCTATTTTAATCAAACAGTTAGAACAAACTATCTTTGAAGAATCTATTAGTCTTCTTACAGTTTTTCTACTAGTATCATTCATACCAACTCTTTTAATAGTCTTTCTTATCTCTTTATCATGAGGGTAAAACTTTAAACAAGCTATTTCTGATTCACTACAATGTAAACATTTACCATTTACTAAATATTGGTTTAAAGAAGAAACTCTTTTACGATAATTTCTTTTTGTAACCTCTTTAATGGTTTGTTTATACTTTTCATAATGACTTTTTGACATAATATTATTTATATGTTTTGGAACATATAAAAAGACAAACTGTAATGTAAGTTTTTTATAAATAAATGAAAGACAAAGAAATACACAATAGGAGTATGACATGGCGTTTTTAGTATCACCAGGCGTACAAGTAAATGAAATCGACTTAACTAATGTAGTACCTGCCGTTGCGACAAGTATTGGTGCAATTGCTGGTGCTTTTGAAAAAGGTCCTGTATCTACCATAGTAAATATTTCTAGTGAAGAAGAACTAGTAGAAATATTTGGTAAACCAACAACAACAGGAAATCAGTTCGAAACATTTTTTAGTGCCGCAAATTTTTTAAGATATACAGACTCATTAAAAGTAGTAAGAGCAGAAAGTGGCATAGTAAATGCTGGTGCAAACTCTGGTATACTTATTAGAGATGATGACCACTACCAAGCAAGTTTTGCTGCTGGAGAAGGTTCTCATGGAGAGTGGACAGCAAGAACTGCTGGAACACATGGTAACTCATTAAGAGTAGAAATATGTCCAAGTGCAACTGCATACGAACAAGATTTAAGTACAAACAACTTAGTTAATGGTGCTGGTGCAGTTGGCGATACAACAATAACTGTTGATGACGCTGATGCTTCAGGTTTTGCATTTAATGTGGGTGATTTAATATCATTCTTTTCAGATACAGCAAATGTTGTATCAATAGATGACTTCAACGAATATGAAGTAGTATCAATTTCAGGTGAAGTATTAACAATTAGATTAAAAGATGACCCATCAGGTGCTGGTCTACAAAGTATAATAGCAGACGATTCTAAAATTAAAAGAAGATGGAAGTATGCTGATTTATTTACAGGTGCTCCAGGCACATCAGACTATAATACAAACAATGGTCGTGGTACAGGCGATGAACTACATGTAGTCGTTGCTGATGCTGATGGTAAAATAACAGGATACGATACAGATACAGCAGGAAATAGAACAAGGGCAGTTATAGAAACATTTGGTTTTATGTCTAAGAACTCATCTGCTAAATCACCACAAGGTGATAGTATCTATTATCCAGATGTAATTTTTGCAAAATCACAATTCATTTATTGGACAGACCATATAAGTGCTGGTAGTAATTGGGGAACAGATACTACAGCTGCTTATACAGCTGTTATACCAACAACGATTGATACTCTAACAGGTGGAACAGATGACTTTTCTACAACTGCTGGAGAGATTGAACTTGCATATGATAAGTTTAAAGATACAGAATCAGAAGATATTAATTTAGTTATCGGTGGTTCATCAAGTATCGTTGGAGATACTGCTGCTGGTCATGATACTCATGTTACAATGATTACAAGTCTAGTAGAAGGCAGAAAAGATTGTGTTGGATTTGTTTCACCATATCGTTCTGCTACAGTAGGAGTTACAACATCTAGTAAACAAGCAAGTAATGTAAGAGTTGCTGCTGACTTATGTCCAAGTTCATCTTACATGGTATTCGATAGTGGATACATGTACATGTATGACAAGTACAATGATGTTTATAGATTTGTACCATTAAATGGTTCAACTGCTGGATTATGTGCAAACACAGATAATGTTGCTGATGCATGGTTCTCACCTGCTGGATTTAACAGAGGTAATGTTAGAGGTGCAATTAAGTTATCCTTTAACCCAGACAAAGCAGATAGAGATGTTCTCTATCAAGCAAGAGTCAACCCTGTTGTTAATTTCCCAGGCCAAGGCGTAGTTTTATTTGGTGATAAGACTGCTCAAACAAAACCAAGTGCATTTGACAGAATCAATGTAAGAAGATTATTCTTAGTATTAGAAAAAGCAATTGCAACTGCTGCTAAGTTTCAACTCTTTGAATTCAATGACGAGTTCACAAGGGCACAATTTAGAAACTTAATTGAACCTTTCCTAAGAGATGTTCAAGGTCGTAGAGGTATTACAGACTTTTTAGTCAAGTGTGATGCATCAAACAACACAGGGAGTGTTATAGATAGAAACGAATTTGTTGCAGATATATTTGTTAAACCTGCTCGTTCTATTAACTTCATTACACTAAACTTTATCGCAACTCGTACAGGGGTCGCATTTTCTGAGGTAGGAGGCTAACATGGCGCAAATAGACGACTTTAAAGCAAATTTAATCGGTGGCGGTTATCGTACCAATCAGTTTCGTGTAACAATTACACCACCACCTGGCATTGCAATCGGATTAGATGTACGAAGAACTTCTTTTCTATGTACTGCAACACAATTACCAAGTATAGAACTAGGTGAAATTGCTCTAAAATATAGAGGTAGAAGTATTATGATTGCTGGAGATAGAGAAACTACAGGTGATTGGACTACTACTTTTTTCATGGACACAGACTTCATGATTATGAACGCACTACAAAGATGGTCAAATGGTATCAATGATTTTGATACTAATACAGGTGTCTCATCATTATCAGATTATTCAACAGACTTAACTGCTGAAATGATAGATAGAGATGATACTGTATTAAAAACATACATCTTTAAAAATGCATGGCCAAAAACAATAACATCACCTGCTATGGATGCAGAGGGTGAAAATGCTATTGGTAAATTTGACTGTACATGGAAATATCAAAACTACTCACTTAGTGGAGTGAACTTCTAAAGCAGTCTTTTTTTTCCTTATAAATATAGGGAACAATAAAGATTAATTGGAGAATATATTATGGCAGAACTATTTGGATTCAAGTTCGAAAGGGCAAAGGATACCAAAAGTCAAGAAAAATTCACAGTACCAGCTAATGATGACGGAACAGTCGAAATTGCTGGTGGTGGATTCTTTGGACAAGTACTAGACACAGATGGTAGAGAAAAGTCAGAAGTTGACTTAATTCGTAGATATCGTGAGATATCACAACAACCTGAGTGCGATAGTGCAATTGAAGATATCGTAAATGAAGCAATCGTATCAAATGAAAAAGATATGGCAGTTGCAATCGAACTTGACAGATTAAAATATACTAAAGGAATTAAAGATAAAATTCGTGCAGAGTTTTCTACTATATTGTCGCTTTTAGATTTTGATGTAAAAGGACACGACATATTCAGAAGATGGTATATTGATGGTAGAATTTTTTATCACAAAGTAATAGATAAAAAAAATCCTAAAAAAGGTATCGTTGAAGTAAGATACATTGACCCTAAAAAAATCAGAAAAGTAAGACAAATTGATAAAAATATAAAACCTGGCACTTCATTAGAGATGGTAACAGGTGTTGTAGACTTTTTTCTATACAATGATAAAGGATTAAATTCTGGAGCATTAAGTGAGGGTCTTAAAATTACAGATGATTCTATTACATTTGTACCTTCTGGTTTGATTGACCAAAACAAAGGTCATGTACTTTCCCATTTACAAAAAGCAATTAAACCTGTTAACCAATTAAGAATGATTGAAGATTCTGTTGTAATATACAGAATATCAAGAGCACCAGAAAGAAGAATATTTTATATTGATGTTGGTAATTTACCTAAGGCAAAAGCAGAACAATATCTAAAAGATGTTATGAATCGTTATCGTAACAAATTAGTTTATGATGCATCTTCTGGTGAGATTCGTGATGACAGAAATCATATGTCAATGTTAGAAGACTTCTGGTTACCTCGTAGAGAAGGTGGTCGTGGAACAGAAATTCAAACATTGCCAGGCGGTTCTAACTTAGGTGAGATAGAAGATATAAAATATTTCCAAAATAAATTATATCGTTCATTGAATGTACCTATCTCTAGAATGGAAGCTGAAAGTGGATTTAGTTTAGGTCGTTCTACAGAGATTACCAGAGATGAATTAAAATTTTCAAAGTTTGTACAAAGACTAAGAAAAAGATTCACACCTATATTTACTGATATGTTAAAAGCTCAATTAATTCTAAAAGGTATTATTACCTTAGAAGATTGGGATAATATGAAAGAACATATTCAGTATGACTTTTTACAAGATGGACATTTTGCTGAATTAAAAAAGGCAGAATTATTGCAAGATAGATTAGATGCATTACAAACTATCGAATCATATATTGGAACATTCTATAGTAAAGAATGGGTGCAAAAAAATGTACTAAATATGACAGATGCAGAAAGAGATAATATGCAAGACCAAATTAATCAAGAAGCAGGACTTGATGTAGATGATGGTGGTATTGATATGCCAGATGCTACTGATGGTATTACAAGATACCCACAAGATGCAAC